GTGGATTAAGCAACATTGATGATAAGACACTGGTTGCGACGGATGAGAGAACATTCAGAGAAGCAGAGGCAAATTTGGAAGCAATTTTCTTTGTTTTTCTCCATACATTGTCATCTCGGATGTTATCCAGTAGATCGTGACCTGGCATGAGGATGGATTCCACAAAATATGTTGGTGTGGTGCATAGATCTGCAACCGAGACGGCCTTTATGTATCCGGCCTCTGACAGCAAACTGATTGTATACAAGATTTCTTCAGAAGTGTATGGGTCTATTTGAATTGTAGAGGCGTCTAAGTGGTCGTTGTAACCGAGATGTTCTTCAAGGTAGATCAGTACCTCTCTTACACAGTCTTTGTTTAATTTCATCTGAAAGGGCTGGCAAATAAAAAAGACCAACTGCTGGCACAGTCGGTCAAAGGAGTTGATAGTCAAAAGGCATACACACATATCAACACCTATAGTATAGGCGTTGCGAAAGAAAAAGTCAAGGCATACGGAGCATACGGACAATCCGGCCTTGCGTAATTCTTAATGAGGTGAACGAAATGAAGAAAGAACTGACCACCGTGATCATGGTTATGGTGGATGGCAAGGTTAAGCCCTTGGAGGACTTGACGGAAGAAGAACACAGCCGCATGCTGGCGGCGATGGCGCACCGGCTCACAGAGAGCATGAGCGACTATTACGCCCAACACCCGGACGAAGTAAAGGAGTTGGCGAAGATATGACAAGACGAGAAAAGCCGGCAAATACTAAATTGCAGTCAACTGCAAAGGAGAATAACAATGGATAATGAGAAGTTGAAAGAGATACTGGAGCGCCACCGTAAGTGGTTGAACAACGAGGACGGAAGCGAGAGAGCCTACCTGTGTGAAGCCAACCTGTGTGGAGCCAACCTGGGTGGAGCCTACCTGTATGGAGCCGACCTGCGTGGAGCCAAGAATATCCCCTTCATACCACTTGCATGTCCGGAACGCGGAGAGTTTGTCGGATTTAAAAAGATCGGTGAATATATAGTTGAGCTTCTTATACCGACCAACGCCAAGCGCTGTTCTGCGACCACACGGAAATGCAGGGCAAGTTATGCCAAGGTTGTGTCTCTTACAACATTATCAGGCGAGCCGGTCAAAACGAATAGTGTAACGAACACTGGTTACTCGCCGAATATCGTTTACAAGGTTGGAGAATTAGTATATCCGGATGCGTTTGACGATGACCGTTGGAATGAGTGTTCACACGGTATTCATTTTTTCATCAATCGTCAAGAAGCGGTTGAATACTGAGGAGTATAACAATGACAAAACGAGAGAAGGCATGCCTTGTTTTGGTGGCAGTAGGCTTTTTGCTGGTGCTGCTGGGCAGCTGCCTGGTGGCGGACAACCCCTATTGGTGGGTGTCCGTGGCTGTAAGCGGTGCCGGATGTGGTCTGATCGCCCTGGCAGTGTTCGTACTGCCCAAGGACGAGGACGAACTCCGACAGGACAAGCAGCTGGTGGTTGAAGATGATAAGGATAGAGTGGTGCTGCTGGCGCCGCTGACAGATTTTGATGTGGCGTATCTGCACGCCTTAAAACTGGGAAAGGACAATGACAATGAGTAATGAATATATGGATTTGGTGATCATGACCAACGGCAAGGTGTGCCGTGCTCCTGGGTTCAGCGATATACAGTCCGGTTACAGAGTGGCCGTGCAGGGCTGTACATACGATGTGTTGGAGGCTGTGTCTGTACCTGTGAGCGAGGCTCTGCTGACGCTGCCTAAGGCGTATGGGTTTGTTCGCCCGCTGGTGTATGACGAAGACAAGCAGGAGGAGAATGCCGATGTATGACAAAGAGGCGGGCGTGATCGCCTGTGACATCTGCGACGTCACCATTGAGGGCTATGGGTTCTCCATTGGTGCGGGCAACGATGAGCCCAGCGGCAGCTACTGCTGGGAATGTGCTTGCGAGAAGTTGGAGCAACTGCTGGACGAGAACAACAAGGAAGTGACCATTGTGCGGCGCAGCGAAAACTGGCTTCGCAGCTGCTACGACCTGGGGGTGATCTGATGACCAGCGCAGAGATGGACAAGTTTGTGCAGGACTACGGCTTTTGCCCCCAAGACTGCGACCCGGAGGAGCGGGCAAAGGCCCGCATTGTATTGAATATAGACAAAGGAGAACGATATGGCGACACTGTATGAACTGACCGGCCAGGCAGCCCAGCTGATGGAGCTGCTGGAAGCCGGAGAGATTGATGAACAGACGGTCCAGGACACACTGGACAGCATGATGGTGCCGGAGAAGCTGGAGGACTACGGTATGGTGATCCGGCAGCTGACGGCGGATGCGGAGGACTACAAGCGAGAAAAGGACTTCTTCGCTGAAAAACAGAAGCGGGCGGACAACGCCATTAAGCGCATGAAGAAGACCCTGGCACAGTACCTGGCTGCCACCCAGCAGGATAAGGTGCAGGCCGGACGGTTCGTGCTGACCAGTACATCGAGCAAGTCGGTGGATGTGTTCAATCTGGCAGCGGTGCCGGCGGAATACATGCAGCCCCAGCCGCCCAAGGTGGACAAGGCGTCTATCCGAAAAGCTCTGTTGGCGGGGGAGACGGTAGCCGGTGCGGCACTGATTGAGACCCCCGGCTGCGTGATCAAGTGAGGTGAATGGAATGGAGAACATGAAGATATATGAGGCGGTGCGCAAGGTTCCGGACAGCGCCAAGAAGAACATTAGCGCAGGCCGCTTAAAGGGCATGACTGATATTAACCCAATGTGGCGTATCAAGGCACTGACGGAGCAGTTTGGCCCTTGTGGTATCGGTTGGAAGGTGGAAGTCAGCCGCACATGGCAAGATCAGGGTGCGGATGGCGTGGTGACTGTGTATGTGCAACTGCTGCTCTATGTGAAGTACAACGATGAATGGAGCGCCCCTATTCCGGGTATTGGCGGTTCCTCGTTGGTGGCTAAGGAGCGTAGCGGCCTGTACACCTCCGATGAGTGCTACAAGATGGCTTATACGGACGCTCTGTCGGTGTGCTGCAAGATGTTAGGGTTCGGTGCAGATGTGTACTGGGCAGCTGATCGGACAAAGTACCAGCAGGTGCAGCCCCAGGACGCGAAGAAAGAACAGGCACGGCAGCAGGCAGCGGAAAAAATCAGCCCGGACCAAGTGGCAATCCTAAAGGAAAACGCTGAAAACGAGCGACTGAAAAAGGCGCTGGCCTATTACAAGGTCAGCCGCATTGAGGACCTGAGCCGTCAGCAGGCGGACAAAATCTTTATGAAGCTGGGGCTATAAGATGAAAATCGAATTCAAAAAAGCTGACCTGGTTCCCACTATGGCCAAGGTGGGGGCGTTCATAGGCTCCCTGGCAGAGCAAAAGGACTATGTGCTGGAGATTAAGCCAAAGCCGAAACGCCGGAGCCTGGATGCTAACGCCTACATGTGGGCGTTGATCGGCAAGCTTCAAGCGGAGTTGGCCAAGAACGACCCGCAGATCACCAAGGACGAGATTTACCAGGGCTATGTGCGGCAGTATGGCAAGTCTGTGGACTACCAACTGCCGGACAGTGCCGTGAATGCCATGACGAAATCATGGGGGAGAAACGGCCTGGGCTGGACAGCGGAGAAAGTGGATGATGGAATCTACCCGCGCACCTCGCTGGTGCGGTTCTATTACGGCACCAGTTGCTACGGGACGAAGCGTATGGCCAGGCTGATAGACGCTGTGGTGCAGGACTGCAAAGCACTGGGCATTGAGACTATGCCGCCGGCGGAGCTTGCGCAGCTGATGTCTGCTTGGGAGGAACGGAAACAGTGAAGAAGAGCATTATTCAGCCGGAAGAGCAGCGGCAGTGCTACCTGTGCGGCTCTGTGCGGGCCCTGGAGCGACACCATGTATTTGGGGCATATAACAGACGGAAAAGCGAGAAATACGGCTTGACGGTGCTCCTGTGCCATAATTGCCACAACGAGCCGCCGAGAGGTGCACACCACTGCAAGCAGACGATGGACTATTTACACCGGGTTGGGCAGCAGGCTTTTGAAGCTGCCTACCCGGACAAGGACTTTATATCTATTTTTGGGAGGAATTATCTATGATTAACAGCGTTGTAATTATGGGTCGACTGACCTACGAACCGGAGCTGAGAGCCACGCCCACAGGCGTTTCTGTCGTGCGTTTTCAGGTAGCTGTGGACCGCAACTTTCAGCGGGCCGGCGAGGAGCGCAAGACGGACTTTATTGACTGCACCGCCTGGCGGCAGACGGCAGAATTTGTGTGCAAATACTTCCATAAAGGCTCTATGATCGCCGTTGAGGGTTCTTTGCAGACAGACAACTATACGGACCAGAACGGCGAGAAACGCAAGAGCGTGCAGCTGGTGGCCAGCCAGGTGTCCTTCTGCGGCTCAAAGGCAGAGAGTGGCGCACAGGCGACCACAGGCAGCGCACCGGCAGATGACGCAGAGTTTGAGCCCATTGATGATGACGACGACCTGCCGTTTTAAGGAGTAGATATGAGCAATCAGGGTTGGGTGAAAGCCTACCGGCAACTGCTGGATTGGGAGTGGTACACCGATGTACCCACATTCAAGCTGTTCTTGCATTTATTGCTTATCGTCAACAGGGAGCCGCAGCAATGGCGAGGCCAAACGCTGAGCAGCGGCTCCGTGGTAACCTCCATCAGCGCTTTGGCAAGCGGTAGCGGGCTGTCAGATATGCAAGTGAGAACGGCGCTGAAACACCTTCAAAAAACTGGCGAGATTTTCAAGAATGTAACAAACAAAAATACCGTTATTATTCTGCGTAACTACGCCAAATATCAAGGGTTGGAAAACGATAGGCAACAAACAGATAACAATCAAATAACAAACAAACAACAAACAGATAACAATCAAATAACAAGCGCTTTCTATAAACAAGAATGCAAGAATGAAAGAATGAGAGAAGGGAGAGAGCGCGCGAGCGCGTGCACGCCTGCAAAATTATATGGCGAGTTTAAGAATGTGCGATTAACCGATGAGGAATATGCGAAGCTGAAAAAGCAATTCCCACTTGACTGGCAGCGACTGATCAAAAACTTGTCCTTCCACATTCACAACACACACAAGACCTATTACGACCACTTCTCTGTTTTGCAGAAGTGGGGCGCAGAGGACAGGAAGAACAGCGGAGCACTGCAAAGCCCGCCGTCTTACGACCTGGAGCAGATCAAGCGGGACACCATGAACAACACAGACATCAAGTTTTAGGAGGAGCCTATGGAACTGAACAAACTGACACCACGGCAGGCGTTGATCTATGACGCACTGATCCCGCCCGGCATGCCGGTGAGGGGCAAAGAGTTAGCGCGGCGGACGCGCATTAGCGAGCGGGATCTGAGATCGGAGCGTAAGACTATGCAGGAACAGGGCGTGCCCATCGTCACCGGTGACTTTGGGTACATGCTGGTGGATGAGAACAATCCGGAGCCGCTGCTGCGGTACGCCAAGCGGCTGAACGCTCACGGCGATGAAGAGCTGGCCACGGCAGCAATGGCCCAGCAGATTTATGAAAGGCTGGTGACAGCAAGATGATGGTACGATTGACGATATCGGGAGAGCCCCAGGGCAAGGGACGGCACCGGGCTGTGTGCCGGGGTGACCATATTGCTACATATACGCCCAGGAAGACCAAGGACTACGAGGACGAGGTGCGGTTCTGCTACCGGCAGGAATATGGAGATCTGATGGCCTTCGCTGTGGACGAGCCGGTCAGTGCAACAATCATTGCAGCGTTTGGCATTCCCAAGAGTTCCAGCAAAAAGCGCAAGGTGGAGATGATGGCCGGCAGTGTGCTGCCCACCAAAAAGCCGGACACGGACAACATCGCCAAGATCGTGCTGGATGCATTGAACGGCCTGGCCTACCCGGATGACAAGCAGGTGGTGGAGCTGCAAGTGCTCAAGACCTATGATTTGGATGGCTATGTGGAGGTCGAGCTGCGGAACTGGAGGGCACGGACAGATGGCTGAACAATGTGCATTCTATGTGCGCTGTGATCGCTGCCAGTATGGCCGCAACTTGGGCAGCAATGAATATGGCTGCCGCAAACACCTGGCACCGGACGGTAAGACGATACACAGGGGGCAGTACAGCTGCGAGAATGGAAGGGAAAAGGAATGGCAAAAAACAAAATAACGCACGAATGGAATGAAGATGGCACGGCAATCATCTTCACCGGAAGCCAGAGGCAGCCAACGCTGGTTGAAATCAAAAATTACGCTGCTGATCTTGCGAGAACAACTGGGCAGTTTATCTCCGAGGGCGTATATGCAACGGCGTGTGTTGTTGGAGGCGATTGGACACCTCCGGAAGATCATCGCAGCGTAATGTTAGTGCAGTTTGACGAGGACTGCCCTGTTTGCGGTAAGCCGTTTGTGCTGGACACGGACTTTTGCCCGGTTTGTCACAAGAAGTGGTATGAAGATTGAAAGGAGAAAAATAATGACTCGCGAAGAAAGAAAACCGACCGGTCTGCTGCACTCAGCAGATGAACTAAAACAGCTCATTGTAGAAAACCCGGATTTGCCGATTTTGGTATTTGCAGGAGACAATGCGAACAACGGTGACTATTCTTATATGAGTTGCAGCTATGTAAGTGCGAAAAAAGGAGAATTTCTTGACTGCGGACAGCAAATTGACGAGTGTAAGTGCTACACAGACAGGGATGACTTTGAAGACGATGTGGAAAATGTTCTGGCTGGAGAAGAACAGTACCGGGATCTGTCAGACGATGAATTCAATACCCTCGTGGAACAAACAGTCAATGAGTACGATGATTTCTGGAAGCCCTGCATTTTATTGCATGTAGACGGATAAGGGGGACGGACAATGTGTACAGGAATGACAAGTTTTAACCGGCCGGACGGCTGGATCAGCATAAATGAGAGTTTACCGGACTCATATAGAGATGTAATTGTGTGTCTTGAAACAAGAGAAGTGTATTGCGGTTGGTATGCCCCAGCTTCACGAATTTGGCACGATATGCGTGGAGCAGAAATTGAGTCTGTTACTCATTGGCGAGAGCTTCCAGACCAGCCGAGGAAGTTAAAGGAGTAAAAAATGAAAAAGTTTGATTTTGAAATAGCGTATCTGCACGCCTTAAAACTTGGAAAGGATGAAAAAGAGTGATTATTGATAATCTAAAAAAACATACGGAAAAATATGAAATTATATACTCCGACCCGCCGTGGCAGCAGAAAAAAGGCAATACAAGAAAATGCAGACCAAATCAAGGCAAAGAGCTTGATTATAAGACCATGAACCTCGGCGATATAAAAGAGCTGCACAAACAATTTCTCGTTAATAACACCGCAGAAAAACACAATGTCTTTATGTGGACGATTGACAAGTTTTTACCGCAAACGGAAAAATTTATGCGAGAGTTAGGGTATGAATTGCACGCTCGTATTATATGGGATAAAGAAAACGGCGTTGCTCCTGCGTTTACTGTAAGATACTCGCACGAATATTTATTGTGGTTTTACAAAAAAGGAAAAATTCTTATGCCAATCAAAGAATATCGTGGCAAATATACCACTGTTTTGCGAGAACACTCAACAAGCCATTCCAAAAAGCCCGAAATCGCTTACAAAATGATTGAAGATATGTTCCCTAACTGTTCCAAGGTGGAGTTATTTGCAAGAAACACCCGAAAAGGCTGGAACTCTTTTGGGGATGAGATATAAGCGTTGGAAAGGATGAATGAAAAATGACTTGCAAAGATTGTATTCATTATGAACTGTGCAGTAAAAACAAAGGCTTTAAACCTTGTGAAAAATATGCGGAAATATGGACTTGTTTTAGGAAAAGAAAGGAGGCACAGAAATGACAAATTACGAGCGAAACAAAAATATGAGTATTGAGGAAATGGCAAAACTCATTAACTCGATAGTTGCATGTTGCCTCAATGTTGAAGAACGTGCTGAATGTATTCCATTTATAGAAGAATGGCTTAACAGCGAGGTGGAAGAATGAACATTCAACTTGACAAGCAGGCGTTAATGCCTGTGAGAGCACATGATACGGATGCGGGGCTTGACCTGCTGTCACCGGTGGACACGGTAATTCCAGCACACGGAGCGGTGACCATTGACACAGGCGTACATATTGAGTTGCCGCCAAATACAGCAGGCTTTCTCAAATCAAAAAGCGGACTGAATATGAAATACGGAATCACCAGCGAGGGCGTGGTTGATGTGGGCTACACCGGCAGCATTACCGTCAAGCTGTACAATCACAGCGGTATGGATTACTCTGTACGCCGTGGGGACAAAATCAGCCAGCTGGTGGTGGTCAAGATCGACACTCCGGAGTTGGTACTGGTGGACAAGCTGGCAGACACCGAACGCGGAAATGGCGGGTTCGGGAGCACAGGGAGGTGAGCAGGATGTGTACAGCAGCACAAATTATTCTTGTGGCCGGGGCGGTCATTGTTGCATTTTTCGGCGTGATCGGCTTTGGTCCGAACTTTAAGAAATGAGCGGAATAAAAAGCAGGAGGAAAAATGACGAACAACGAAAAGAAGGAATGGCTGCAACGCTATCGGGAGTGCTGGGCGGAGGTTGAGATTACACAACAGGAGATCGAAGAACTGAACAGCCGGGCGCAAAAGATCACGGCTTCCATCTCTCCCACACCGGGAGGCGGGCAGCGGGCAGATTTTACCTTGACGGTAGATCGCATTATAGAACTGAAAGAGAAGCTGGACCAACAAGTCCAGCTTGCTCTGTTGCAGCGGGCAGAAATTGAGACTGCTATTGAGCAGGTGCGCAGTCCGTTGCACCGGCGTGTGTTGCGTCGGCGGTATTTGAACGGTGACACTTTTGAGAAGATCGCTGTAGATGAAGATATTACATACAATCACCTGGTCTCTCGCATTCATCCGCAGTCCCTGGATATGCTGGAATGCGAAAATTAAAAAAACCACTATGCAATGCATGTTGATGTTATAGTATGCAGGTTGCCGTCTGTGTTATAGTATAAACTGCCAAACAGATTGAAAGAGCGCTCCAAACGGTGCGCTCTTTGGTTTTTGCATTTGTGCTTTCCCTTCCTAAAATGCGGTTATTACGAGGCCTGTTTTCAGATGTGCTATAATTATGGTGAGCGAAAGGGGGGAAAACAAATACATGCGTAAACGCTCTAAAAAACCTTTAGGCAAGCAGCAGAAGAAGAAACGGAAAAATCGTAAAGTTCGAGAGTATGAAAAGATCAAGATGGAACTGACTAACCTTTCTCCGGCGGAACGCCGACGCGAACGCATTTTAGCAGAGGCCGAAGAGAAAACCGCGATAAACACTACTCCTTTGACGATTTCTGTAATATCGATGATATTTTCATGGTTTGCAGTCTTTCAAAGTAAGATTTATGACATTTTGAAAGATCAGTTTCAAACATTGCTTAAAGAATACTCAAACTATGCTGGAATAATTCAAAAGATACAACAGAAGATGAGTGACATTCAGAATAGTCATATTGAGATATTCGGCGTGGTTGTAGTTGCTTCAGCAATAGCAGCAGTGATTATACTGATTTGCCAGCGGTGTTTTGAGAAAGCAACCCGCAAAAATAGAATTCGGCTTGAAATACTGGATGAATTTTTCCCAGACAGCAAACAGAAAAAATAACAGCATATAATCCGCAATTATTACAAAGGAGGTGAGCAGCATGGGTAAAGAGACCTTAACACCTAAACAAAGGTTGTTCTGTTATGAATATGTGCTCGACCATAATGGGAAACGGTCCTACCAGGCTGCTTACCCAAATTGTAAGGCGCCCGGGAGCGCAGAAAGCCAAGCAAGCCGATTGCTAAGAAATGATAAGGTAAAAAAATTTATCGCTGACCTGGAAAAGCGAAAGCTGGACAAGTTGGATTTCACCGCAACGGATGTGCTGAACGCACTGTGCTCCATCGGGTTTGCAGAGACGGCGAAGCCGCCGAATACCTCTGATCGGGTGAAAGCCCTGGCAGAGCTTCTGCGTCACTTTGAATTGGCCCGAGGGCATGAAGATGAACAGACGGACGATGGCTTCTTGGAAGCCTTGGAGCAGAAAGCGGGTGAACAGGTATGGGAAGAATAAGTACCTTTCATTTTCAGCCATTCTCCGCCAAGCAGCTCCAGGTGCTCACCTGGTGGTGCAAAACGTCACCTGTGAGCGACAAAAACGGAATAATTGCAGACGGCGCTATACGATCCGGTAAGACGGTGAGTATGGCGCTTAGCTATATTCTGTGGGCTATGAGTACCTACAGCGGCATGAACTTTGCCATGTGCGGTAAGACGATCAGCTCCTTTCGCCGGAATGTGCTTTCTTTTCTGCCTGCAATGCTGCAAAGTCGCGGGTATCAGGTAAAATACAGCCGTAGCGACAATGTGCTTGTGGTGACGCGGGGTGGTACGGAAAACGCATTTTATATTTTTGGCGGCAAGGACGAAAGCAGCCAGGATCTGATCCAGGGTATGACCCTGGCTGGTGTGTTCTTTGACGAGGTGGCTTTAATGCCCCAGTCCTTTGTGCAGCAGGCCACCGCCCGGTGCTCTGTCAGTGGTGCAAAATTCTGGTTCAACTGCAACCCGGATAACCCACACCACTGGTTTTATGAAGAATGGATCCTGCCGGAGAAGCGGCAAGAAAAGCGAATACTCTACCTTCACTTTACGATGGACGATAACTTGTCCTTGACAGAGGAGGTCAAAGCCCGGTACAGAACGATGTACGCGGGCGTTTTTTATGCTCGGTATATCCTGGGCGAATGGAAAGTGGCAGAGGGCCTGATCTACGATATGTTTGACGAAAGGCGGCACTGTATTCCGCTGCCGCCGGAGAGTGAACTGCAAGGTTCTGCCTATATCAGTGTGGACTACGGTACGCTAAACCCTACGGTGTTCCTGATGTGGCGCAAATACCATGGCAAATGGCTATGCACCAAGGAATATTACTATTCCGGGCGAGAGAACCATAAACAAAGAACGGACGCAGAGTATGCGGACGAGATGATGGCCTTTATCGGCGATACGCCGTATACCTGCGTAGTGGTTGACCCTTCGGCGGCCTCTTTCATTACAGAACTGCAAAGGCGGGGGCTCAAGGTATTAAAGGCGGATAACGCGGTGCTGGATGGAATCCGTACCGTATGTACGCTATTGCAGCGGGCGGATCTGCTGTTCAGCAAGGACTGCACCCGTACCATTGCGGAATTTTACGCCTACCGTTGGTATGACAAAGCGGCGGAGGTGGGCCGGGACGAACCGGTCAAACAGGACGACCACGCTATGGACGCTATGCGTTACTTTGTAAGTACGGCGCTGGGGCGGATCGTAACAAGGAGGACATAGGATGATACTTTACATGAACCGGCGGGATGTGCCGGAGGCGGAACAGGGCGTACTGCCGTCTGCTGTGATCGATTATGTGGTCGGTCGGGCAAACGAATATGAGCGGCGCTGCTGTGCCCTCTATGGCCGATATATTGGCGTGCCGCAAATCCACCGAGGAGAGGACGAGAACGATGTGCGGGCCGAGGCTAACTATGCCAAGTACATTGTGGATATTATCCGTGGCTATTTTCTGAGCGAGCCGGTAAAGTATGACTGTAACGACAAGGACAAGAAAGACAGCCAGGCCAAGCTGTCCCTGGTGTCTACGGTGGAGGCAAAGCTGGATCGGGAAAGCGGTAACCTGATCCGGCACAACGCTGTGGACGAAAACAAAGACGGCCTGTGCGATCTGTGCAGCAAGGAAATTGACATTTCTGCCGTTATGGCTGCCTATCACAGTCAGAATATTGCTACGATAGATCAGCGGATTGGCAAGGCCATGGGTATATACGGCGAAAGCTGCGAGCTGCTGTATGCCAGCACAGAGGAGCAGCCGCGCCCGCGATCCGCAGTGTATGCGCCGGATCAAATTGTCCTGGTGCAGGATGACACGGTGGAGCATAAGGATCTGTTTGCGCTGTGGTTTGAGCAGCGGGAGCGCACAGACCGCAGCCGGTACTATGCGGTAACAGTCTATACGGCTACCCAGTATCAGCAGTACGAAAGCACATCGCTGGATAAAGAAAACTATGTGTACAACCCGGTGGGTGCACCGGTGCCACACTTCTTTGATGAGGTGCCGGTGGTGTGTTATGAGAACAACGAGGAGCGGCAGGGCGACTTTGAACAGGTGGCCAACTTGATTGACGCCAGAAACGAGCTGCTGTCTGATCGGCTTACAGATAAGCGCAAATTTGTTAATTCCATCTTGGCAGCATTCGGCGCGGTTCTGCCCCAGGACACCATGGAGGCAGCCAAGCGAGACCGGCTCATTGACGGCATTCCGCAGGACGCCCGGTTGGAATACATACAAAAGACCTTTGACGAAAACTCCATGAAGGTGCTGGACGATACCTTGGTATCGGATATTCACAAGATGACCCTAACCCCGGATATGACAGACCAGGCCTTTGCCGGTAATGCCAGCGGCGTGGCGTTAAAGCTCAAGCTGCTTGCCCTGCACCTGCTGGTGAAAAGCAAGATGAGCGCCATGGAGGCGGGGCTGAAAAAGCGCTGGACCTTATACAACAACTGGCTGGCCCATAACGGTATAGACCCGGTGTCCGTAGATGATGTGGATATGGTGTTTACTGTGGCCCTGCCCATTGATGAGGCGCAGATCGTGCAGATGGTGTGCACCTTGAAGAATGCCGGACTGGTTGACGATCAGACGCTGCTGTCCCTGCTATGGTTCGTTAAGGACCCGGCGGAAGCTGTGGAGAACATGAAACAGCAAAAGCAGGAGAACCAGCAGCAATATATGGACAGCTTTGCCGCCAAGGCGGAGGACAAAGCTGATGAAAAGGGACAGTCGGCAGATCAGGAACAGCAAGACAAAGAAAAGGACGCTTAACCTATGAAAGCAGCAGAGTATTGGAAAAGGCGAACGGTTGACCTGGAACACCTGCTGCAAGCACGCACCACCGCTACGATGGTGGAGGTCAACCGTATGTACGCCCAGGGTGTAGAGCAGCTCAACGAGCAAATTGAGCGTATTCTCCGCCGGTATGTTAAAAACGGTCAGATCAGCCAGGCTTATGCCTTGCAGCTGCTGAGCGCAGGCCAAACCGCAGAGGAGCGCCAGCGTCTGCTGGAACAGCTACAACAGACTAAGGAACCACAGGCACGGCGAGAGTTGATCGCTATGCTGGACGCACCGGCCTATGCGGACCGTATCAGCCGTTTGCAGGCTTTACAGAACGCTATTCGTGCGGAAGCCGTAGCCATGGGCGTGCGGGAGGAACGGCTGGCGAAAGCGCGACTGACAGATACACTCAAACAAGCATACTACCGCACTATATTTAACGACCAAAAGCGTAATGGTCTATATGACTTTCGCTTGATCAGTGACCGCCGCGTACAGGCCGCACTTACCCATAAGTGGAGCGGCAAAAACTATTCCGATCGTGTGTGGAAGAATAACGCCGCCTTTTGCAAGCGCTTGCAGCGCACGATTGAGGTGGGTTGTATGACGGGTATGACCCTGCACGATATGGAGGAGCGGTTGCTGGAGGACTGCATAGGTGCAGATAGCGACAGCGGGCAACGCTATTGCGCCAGCCGCCTGATCCGTACAGAGGTCAATCACTTCTCCAATCAGGGCTTTTTAGAGGGCTATAAAGCAGCGGGCATTATCCGGTATCGGTTTATGGCCACTCTGGATTTGCGCACCTCCGCCGTCTGCCGCCAGCTGGACGGCAAGACCTTTTTGGTGGAAGAGGCAAAAGCAGGCGAGAACCTGCCGCCTATGCACCCTTTCTGCCGCAGTATTACTGTGCCGGTGGTGAGTAACCGCCCCGGCACCCGCTGGGCCAGGGATCCGGTAACTGGCAAGTCTATGACTGTACCGGCGGATATGACTTACGCCCAGTGGTATGAGAAGTATGTGGAGAAAAAAGCCCCGGGCTTGACTGAAGAGGAAGAATACGCAATCAATCGCTGGGTGTCCAGTGACTTTTACGCTATCAATGAGAAGTTGCGGCAGGGTATAGAGTTGACAAGCGAGGAAAAAAGCGCTATAACTAACTTAGACCGCACGCTTGAGAAATTCCCCAGGTACAACGGACTGGTCAAACGCTCTTTGATTATATCCGATCCCACGGAGCTGCAAAGGTTTGTAAACACGCATACGGTCGGCAACACGGTTACTTACAACGAGTACATAGCTGCAACCTGCGGAAAGACCTATAACCCGGACGCAGAGGTGCAAATCTATATTCCGCACAGCAAGAACGGACGGGATATTCGTTCCGTCAATCCTGATGAGCAGGAAGTGCTCTATGAACGGAATAGTAGCTTTGAAGTTCTTAATGTCATTCAAAGAGAACAAGAGGTAAAGATCTTTTTACGCGAATTGTAGGAGTGAATTATGGAAGAAAAAAAGCTGTTTACCGCTCCACGGTGGAATGATGTGCCGCAGGCAACGGTAATTGGGCACAGAGAAATCAGCGAAAAAGAGAAAAGACAGATTATGCAAGAAGTCGTAGACGAACTATATGACGGAAAATGGCCAGAGGATTGGCTGGAGGCCATGGAATAAAATCATAATCCACAGAAAGCAGAGTTGCAGATTGCGACCCTGCTCTTTTTATACCCATTTTCAGGCTATGCCTGTGGGGATATATCATTTAACGAACCGGCAGCGTACGGTTTGGGAAAGGAGTCAGCAATGACAAAACACAATGCCGAGATGGAAAGCAACAAGGAGCAGAGCCGGGTGTGCGCACGCCTGCCGCTGAACCTCCAGCTGTTTGCCGAAGATACCGGCGAAAATGGAGCAGACACCAACGCAGAGGGGGCAGCGGGCGACACCGACGCCAACTCCGATGGGGGCAACGACACTCCAACATTTGACGACCTGCTGAAAGACAAGAAATTCCAAAGCGAGTTTGACAGCCGGGTCAGCAAGGCGCTTGCCACGGCCAGAGCCAAGTGGGAGGAAAGCGCCAAGGAACAGGCGGACGAAGCAAAGAAGCTGTCCAACATGAACAAGGAGGAGCGGGAGCGGTACAACCTGGACAAGGACCGCCAAGCCTTTGAGCAGGAAAAAGCGGCCTTTGCCAAAAAGCAGCTGGAAACAGCTGTGGCGGCAGAGCTGCTCCAGCGCAAGCTGCCTGCGCAGTTTGCGGCATTCTTGACCGGGAGTGACGCGGAAGCCTCTCAAAAGAATTTGGAAGCCTTTGACACCGCATTTCAAGAGGCAGTACAGGCCGCAACCACGGCCAACCTGCGGGGCAAGAACCCGCCCCCGGCAGGTAAGGGCGCAGCGGGCGACAATGTACCGCCCACAGACTTCCACGCCTATGAAGCGTGGAGAAAAAACAACGGCTAAGGAGGAATAAGAAATGCCGAACACGATTTTAACCCCCAATGTCATTGCCAATGAGGCACTGATGGTACTGAAAAACAACCTGGTGATGGCCAACCTGGTGCACCGGGACTATGAAAAAGAATTTGTTAAGGTTGGCGATACGGTAACCGCACGCCGTCCCAGCAAGTTTGCGGCCAAGAACTTTACCGGCGCAGTGGATCCCCAGGAGCTGAACGAAGGCGGCGTGCCTGTAAAGATGGATCGTCTGCGTGATGTGACCGTACAGATCACCTCTAAGGAGATGAGCCTGGACCTGCGGGACTTCTCTGCACAGGTCATTGAACCGGCTATGACGGCCATTGCCAACGCAGTGGACGCGGATGTGCTGGCTACCGCCGTAGAGGGCGCCGGTCGCACCGTGACCGCTTCCGGAGAGAGCACAACCAAGCCCATTAAGGATATTGCCAAGGTGGGCAGCTATCTGGACTTTGCCGGTGTGCCGGTTCAGAACCGCCGCCTGGTACTGAACCCCTCGCACAAGGTGCTGTATGCTACGGACGACAACCTGTCCAAGGTGTCCTATGCCGGTGACGGCAACGCCCTGCGGGACGCAGAACTGGGCAAGGTGTACACCATGGACACCTACATGAGCCAGAACGCACCGTATCCCTACGGTTATCTGGACAATGCCGTTGGTACTGCCAAGACTTATAAGGTCAGTGGTACTGCCGGTGAGAGCAAGGTGGCGCTGTCTTCCGTGACCGCAGCCTCTGCGACCGTGAAGAAGGGCGACTGCTTTATTGTGGACGGCTATGTGTACCATTTTGCCGCAGACGCTACGGCTGCCAGCGGCGCGGTGGCCGAGGTGGCTATTGACCAGCCCTTGCACGCTACACTGTCTGGAAAGGACGCCACTGTGATCTCTGCGCCTACATCAGTAGGGTTCCACCGCAACGGCGTGGCACTGGTGACCCGTCCTATGGATCTGCCGATGGGTAACAAGAACGCCTATGTGGCTTCTGCGGACGGCCTGGGTGTGCGTGTGGTCTTTGACTACGACAGCACCCACAAGATCGACACCGTGTCCTTTGATATTCTGTACGGCGTGACCACGCTGGACAAGAATATGATCGTCAAGGTGCAGGGCTAAGCCCGGGGAGGTACAAATGGAAAAGGTAACCGTTGTACAGGGCAAGACCCAAGTGGTCATTGATCGGAGTTGTCTGCCGGCTTATTTGAATGCCGGTTGGCAGCTGCAAGAAAAAGAGGATACAAAAAAGGGCGCCAAATAAGGTGCCTTTTCTTATGGGGTGATATGTTTTGACTGATGAGATGAAAAGTAAGGCCCTGCGGCTGCTGCGGGCCGCTGCCGGGCGATATGACAAGATATGCGAGACCTGGTACGCACACGCCGGTGAAGAGCTGGATTTACAGCTGTTTTTGGATATGGCAGAGGACGATTGCCTGACCTATTTGGGCACGCAAGAGCTGCCGCCGGTGGTAACGGCCACCACACTGGCCAAACTGGCTTTTGTGCACCTGAACTGCTTTATACAGGATCGGGATTACGGTGTAAAGAGTGCGTCCTATACAGAGGGCAGCGTATCTATGAGCGAGACCTATACCACCCCTGCGGAGCAGGAGACAGCCATTGCCGACCTGCTCCAGCCGTACAACAGATACAGGGAGGTGCACACCGGTGAAAGCAAAAACGCCTAAGTCGTGGACTGTAAAATCAAGGATTTTTTCCGCAGTAACACAAAGAGACAGTACCTACGACTTTGAGCAGAGCACATACAGTGCTACACCTGCCGTTTTGTATTTGTGCTGGCAGCCGGTATCTGCTTCTGCCCCTATTGAGGAGCGGGGGCGGGTGCTGTCTGCCGGGTATCAAGCCGTGTTGTATGACCCTGTGGGCGTACGGCCCGGCGACCTGGTACAGGCTGATGGTATAGGTTGGCTGGAGGTGGAGACCGTACAGCGGTTCCTACATTATCGGTTGTTGACAGCGAATGCCACAGAGAGGAGGGCACCCGGTGGAAACAAACATTGAGATTGAAAAGCTGAGTGCCTATGCCAAGACACTGCAACGCACCGCAGATCATCTGCTGGACAATTTGGAGCGGCAGATGTTGCAGGACGCAGAGAATATGGCCGGCCGTCAGCGCAGCAACTGCCCGGAGGACACCGGACTGCTGCGGGAGTCCATCGCCGCCTTTTGCGAGCGTGACGGTGATCAGGTGACCGCAGGCAGCCGTACCAATATGCAGTATGCGGCCTATGTGGAATTCGGAACCGGGCCTGTGGGTGACGAAAAGGGTACACCGCTGGACAGTGAGCTGGGTATTGTGCGCAAGCACGAGCCTTGGACTGCGTATATACCAGGTTACGGATTTCGTAGGTTGAAAGGCCGCTTGCCGGCGCTCTTTATGTATAACGGCATGCAGGAAATGCAGCCGGTGATTGCAGAGCATTATGGCACAGCTATACAGGAGGCGATCAAGTGAAAAACTACCGTGCAGTGATCCGGGATACCTTAAAATCCGTACAGTCGGACATTCCCTATGACATTAAGATGGCATTTCCGGAGAGCAAACCGGCAGGTAACCTGATCACATTTTATGAGATTACTAATACAGGCACGGAACTGGCGTGCGTAGATGTGATCGCCTATCAGGTGGATCTGTGGTTTATGACCTTGCCGGACCTGTTGGAATTGACGGAAAAGGTAGACGAGGCTTTGACCTCGCTGGGCCTGATCCGGCAATTTGCGTCCTCGGACGCACTGTTACACGACCCCAGCGGTTATTTGCGCAAATCATTGCGTTACGGCCGTCGGGTTGATACAAGAACCAATCGACTGATAGATTAAGGAGGATTTTATATGAACGAAACAAAGCCGGAACGCGGTCTTGCGTCCAAAGGCATTGAGGTATATCCCAACTATACCGGCCCCACAGCCAAGTGCCTGAACTACGCCACCCAAATCGGCGATCTGACCAAGGGCGAACGGGAAGAACTGGACGCCACTTGCTATGACGATGATGTGGAACACAGCATTACCGGTATTCGCAAGAAAGCAGACGCCTTTGATGTGACTTTTCTGTACAACGCAAAGGACGCCACATCGGATTATCGGGTGCTGGCAGCTTTGGAGGACGCCGGTGTGTCCGTACCCATTATGGTTAAGCTGCCTGACGGCACCAAGTTTAACAACTCTGGTGTGCCCAGCCTGAAGATTAAGGGACCGGGCGTAAACAGCCTGATGGAGGCTACTGTCTCTTACAAGCTGGACGGCGACTGGAGCAGAGAGTTCCCCGCCGCGTAAATCGACTATTCGGGAGGCGGGCGACTGCCTCCCCACTTTTTAGGAGGAAATGACAATGAACGAATCCCATATTGTAACCAGAACATACGATTTGCAGCTGAATGGCGGAAAGACTGTGCACCTGCGTTTGACTGTAGCTGCTCAGCTGCGACTGAAAAATAAATTCAACGAGGACGCCCTGGATGTGATCCTCAGCGCTTCCAGTGATCCGGAGCGGCTCCTGGCTGTACTGGATGAGGCCCTGCATTTTAACGATGATCCCAACGGCGATCTGACCGGTGAGGCGTTGTATGACGCGCTGGTGGACAGCGGCGTCAGCGGTATGGACGCATTCTCCAACATTCTCTTCAAGCTGGCCCATGTATCCGGTCTGTTGAGTGACACCCAGGCGGAAAAGCTGTCCTCCGGTATTGGCAAAATGCTCAATGCTGCTTTTGATGGCATGGAGCAGACGGCAGAAAGCGAGGAACAGCCCGCCTCCTTTCCAGGGTAAGTATTGCACCTTGGATGATATGATTTTAGAAGCCAATGCTTGCGGCCTGGCTTTTCCGGTCATTCTTGCAATGACTTACGGTGAATTAAAGCGATATATCCTGTTCCATCGTGACCGGGAGCGCATACAGTATCAAAATCTGTCACAAATAGCTTATATCCAGGCCGGTGTGATCGCTTCTATTGTTGCCGGTGAAGATATAGACCCTGTGTATGAACGCTTCCCCTATTGGACTGAGGAGGATATATTGGACATTCAGGCGGCTAAGACACTGGCTTATTTCAACCAGTTGTAATTAGATCAGAAGGTGAGGTGAAAAAGTGGATCAAGAATTGGTAACCCGATTTACGGCAGACATCAGCGAGTATAAAAAGAGCATTACAACGCTCCAGGGCGAGTTGAAACAGTTGTCCGGTGTGACCGGTCAAGTGCGTGCGGCGACCGCCCAAGCGATGAATTCCGCTTATGAAGATACTCGCAAGCTGGGTAAACAGGTGGAAAGCCTGGTAAAGACACAAGAGCGCAATGTGCAAGCGGCTACAGCGAGCAGCGTCAAGATTATGGATTACTCCAACAAGGTGGAGCAATTACAGGGAAAGCTGAAATCGCAGAACAAAGAATATGCCTCCCTGGCAGGCCAGTTAACGGCGGTGACCTCAAAATATCGAGAGCAGCAGGCTTTTTTGAACGATTATAAAGATGGAATTGCCGGTGTCAACAAACAGCATGAGGAATTGGCTGGGTTGATTCGCACCACAAGTAGAATATCGACCCGTTATATGACATTGGAGGAAATTGAACAGCACAGGGCCGGATTGCAACGCATGAAAAACGACCTGGAGGTTTTCAATGACGAACTCCGGAATGTAGGGCTGAATCCCGATAATTTGAAAACGGATACACTCGATAAACTCAAAGCAGAAATTCAAAGTGTTTCCGCACAAATGAACCAGCAAAAAAATGCTATGGCGCAGACCACGGCTCAAATCAATAAAGCCAACGGCAGCCTGGCGATTGAGACCACGCGGTATAAATCCCTACGCAGTACCATAAAGCAGAACGGTGAAGCGCTGACTGAAATGGGCAATAAGCTTGACAACGCTCTGCAAGAGGAAGCCTTCCCACCGGTTGAAAGCAGAATGACCAAGTTCAAAAACAAGGTTAAAAGTCTCGGCAGCGCGTTTGCAACCGTCGGCAGCAAGACGGGTGCTGTATTCGGGGCTATCGGTAGGGCAACAGGTTCCGTATTCGGTAAAATCGGGTCCGCAGCGGGCGCCGCTTTCGGCAAGGTGCATAGTCACCTGAAAAATATGCGTGCTTCTTCCGGTACGGCCAGTAAGTCTCTGCTGAATGTGGTCAAGTCTATCCGCCGCATAGGCGTGGTATCGCTGGGGTTGAAAGTGTGTAAAAACATTTTCGGTGAGCTGCGCTCGGTAATCACCGGTTATTTAAGTCAGAATGAGGCCCTGAATAACCGTGTGGAAGCCTTAAAAAATGCCTTTGCAAAAGCTTTGGCACCGGCCATCAATGTGGTTGTGGGGCTGTTTGAAAAGCTCATGCCCTATGCCATGAGTGTGGCTAATGCCATCAGCGGCTTGCTTTCCTCTGTGGGGATCGCTTCGCAAGTAAATGCCACAGCCACCGCTGTGGGCAAGACCACAAAAGAGACGAAAAAGCTGTCTCAAGCACAAAAAGAGTTGTATGGGTTTGACCAAATTACTAAGGTCAGTGATGATCAGCAAGACAGCAGCTCGTCCAATTCTTCTGCGGCCAAGACACCGGCAGCGTCCGACCAGTTCTCCGCTTATTTGGAGAAAATTAAGAACCTGTGGAAAAGCGGCGACTTTGAGGGCATTGGCGAGCAGGTTGCGGCCTCCTGCAATAAAGTAATCGACAAGATCAAGAACCTGGACTGGGACGGCATACGGAAAAAGGTCAATGATGCAGTCAGCGGCATTGCCAATAGCCTGAACGGCTTTGTACAGGACTTTGACTGGGCAGGTGTGGGTGAGATCGTGGGACAGGGCGTGAATACGATATTCAGCGCACTGGACACATTCCTGACCACCTTTAAGTTCGACCAGTTGGGTGCCGGGCTTGCAAGCAACATAAACGGCTTGGTGAGCACTATTGAGTGGGGCCAAGTGGCCAAGACTATTTCGGATGCCATCAGTGGTGTGTTCAAGGCCATTTCCGGTTTCTTGGAAAACCTGGACTGGCGAGGGCTGGCTACGGCGCTGGAGAATTTTATAGCCGGTATTGACTTTGGGGGTATGGCTAGCTCTCTGTTTGAGGCGCTGGGCGCCGCCCTGGGTGGTATTTCCGCATTCCTCGGCAAACTGATTATGGACGCCATCTCCAGTGTGCAGACCTATTTTGGAGGAAAGATCAAAGACGCCGGCGGCAATGTGGCCCAGGGCATTTGGGACGGCATCATTGACGGCATTGGAGATGCATGGAAGTGGGTTAAGGAACACATTTTCCAACCGTTTATCAATGGTTTCCAAAAAGCGTTTGAGATCAAATCGCCGTCTAAGGTTATGAAAAAGCAGGGCGGCTTTATTTCCCAAGGTCTGTTTGACGGTATCGGCGATCTGTGGAAAAAGGTCAGCCAAAAATTCAAAGGATTTAAGGACGGCGTTGTTAATTTCTTTACCGGGAAAAATGGCGTTGTATCAAAAGTCACCGGCCTTGGCGGTAAGATCGTGACCGGCTTAAAGAACGGCCTGAAGAATTTGAAAGCCACCTTTACCAATGCGTTCAAAGGCCCCTTAAACGGTGTGATCAAACTGGTCAACAATATGGTTGGCAAGATCAATGACAAGCTGCTGATTAGCGTTGGCAGCACACTGTCTAATGTGCTTAGCGCCCTGGGCGTGAGCGTGACCAACGGCCAGTACCAGTTGTTTTCTATACCCACTATCCCAGAGCTGGAAAAGGGCGGCGTGCTGAAAAAAGGCCAGGTCGGTCTGCTGGAAGGTAAAGGCGCCGAGGCTGTTGTGCCTTTGGAGCGAAACACCCAGTGGATCAGCAAGGTAGCTGCAATGATGGTGCAAATGCTGGGTAGCAGCGGGCAGGCGGTCAATGTAACGATCCCGGTATATGTGGGCGGTAAGCATTTAAGCACGGTGGTGCTGGACGATGTGAACCAAACAGAAAAGAAAGGCCGTGACCCAGTTACGGCCACAGCGTAAGGAGGGACGGTATGCCACTATATATTGACGGCACAAAAATGCCAAACCCATCATTCAATGCCATATCCTGTTCAGATGAAAAGGTGTGGTCCTCTAACACGGGCCGCTCCAAGTCAGCTTATATGAACGGCAGTATCGTTCAGGTCAAAAAAACAAGGCAGTTGTCCTTTCCGCCCTTGACCCGGGCGGAATTGGACAAGCTAAACGGCGTGATCAACAATGCGGGTAAGCCCTGGCATTCTATTAAACTGGAGGATACTTCCGGGAATACGGTGTTTTCGTTCAACTGCTACTTTGGTACGCCCAGTTGGACAGCCTATTCCGGTGCCAGGAATTGCCGGTATTTCATCAACTACAAAGTAGACGCCATCGAGCGCTAAAGGAGTATTTTATGTACAAGACAAGCACAGCGTTTAACCAAGCCATCAAAAACGGTGAACGGATCTATGTGAAGGTTAAATGTGGCAATTTCATTTTTGGCTACAACGATGAGACGGATCCTACAAGCCCAAATGAGCAAAATAACATTATGGAGCTGAATATTGACCGCAGTATCAGCCATGATGATTACGCGCTGGCAAAATCCTACTCCTGTGGGTGTAACTGCGTTTTGTGGGCTGTGCCCGCCGGTGCCGTGCTTCGCGGGCAGAAAACCGTGGTGTACTTTGGCTGTATGGTCAACGGTGCAGTGGAGTGGGTGCCAATGGGCGTGTTTTATCCGGAAAAGGTCACTCGGTCCGGCGAATGTACCACTTTGGAAATGTACGACCACATGTATGATCTTTCTATGCCGTATTCTGCCGCCATCAGCGGTCAGCAGACCCCTTTGGCAATCTTAAAAGACCTGGCACGCCAGGGTAACTTTGAGTTGGCTCCCGGCGTGGAGAGCAAGGTCTCCGGCTTTGGCACGGTAGATGTTTCTTTGCTTTGCGGTACGGAAACAGACGAGGACGGCAAGCAGCAGGTCACTGCCTATAATGTGAACGACGCCATCGGTTATGTGGCCGGGTTCTGCGGCTGCGCTGCCGTCTTTGATCGAGAAGGCAAGTTGCGAGTAGATACTTTCGCCCAGGTATATGATGGTACGGCAGAATACGCGGTGACAGATGACACGGTCACAGAGGTTTCACTGGCAGAGACGGACAAAACCTACCTGGGGATCAGTTGCAACAATGGGAATAAGAATATTCTTGCACCAGATAGTCTGTCGGTCAACAGCGAGGTACTGTATTTCGATAACCCACTGATCACCACCCAGGCCCAAGCGGAAAAAGTATTTGGTGCTGTATCTGATATGATCTACATAGATGATGGCGACCAGGGTGAGACTGTATTTGACCTGGGCATACAGTACCGACCGGGAAGTATGACATTGCTCACGGCCAATCCGGCGTTGGATAGTTTCGATGTGATCACTTACCGGGACGATACCGGCGATCACCATATCCCCTTGATGGGTGTGGAGTATGATTATGATGGCTCCGTCACTATGGATGTGGCCGCCCATGCCCGTTCAGAACAGGAGGGCAGTTCTGCCGGAAGCATTCTATCCCGCATGATCTCTAAGGCTATGCAGCAGGTCACAGCGCCGTTGGCGCAGCGCATTCAGGACGCCACGGATTCTATCACGAACGCAGTGGGCGGTTACGCTGCTTTGATCGACCGGGACGGCGATGGTGTGTCAGACGCGCTTTATATCGGAGAGTACCCGGCAGCGGAGGGCAAGACCAAAGGACGCTGCCTGCTGCTGAATAAGAACGGCATGGCTGTTTCTACCACCGGACTGCAAGGCCCCTTTAAGGACTTTGCGGTGTACTACAATAAAAAAACCAACCAGTATTACCTGAATGCTACGGACATTTCAGCCGGTAGACTCTCTGGTATTGAGATCCTTGTGGATAAAGGCCGTGTTGGTAATTGGATTATAGATAACGCTACTCTTACAGAGCAGGGTGGACTGTTTGCAGATTATGTTCCGGAAAAAGACGGAACGGCATATCGTGTGTTTTTACAGCCTGCATTCAAATCGGACAGTAACCCTAAACCGGAAAACACTTGGGTTATATCTGTGCAAAAGGCAGATGTGTTGAATTACGGTACAGGAACATATTCTTACACATTTCGCGTGCTGGCCAACGGTTGCGTCGATGTGGGTGGTACATTAAGCGTAAAACAAGACGCTACCTTTAGCTCTAATGTGACATTAGGCGGGAAATTAAACGCACCTTCCGAACGAGAGATAATTAACACGGCCTCTGGTGGTAATAATTTAGTGATCGGATTTGGGCAGTATGATCTGGGCCTCAAAACTTATTTAGAGGGTAACGATATATACTTGAGAATGCAGCAGTACGGCAGCTTGTACATACAAATGGGACCAAAAGACAATGTTGAAACCAGATTCAAACTTTCTAAATCTCGATGGACAATAAACGGAGATACTGCATATCGGGATACGATCACTTCTGCTGGCGGATTTATGATTGATGCAAATAGTGGAAAAAACGGATTGTACTTAAACGCAAAAAGCACATGGATTTATAACGCTGCGACAATCACAGGCAATCTGACGGTGCGTGGAGATGTAACGCTGAATTTCAAATCTTCAAGTGGTACCATGCCACTGGTTGTAAACACAAGAGGCGTTATTACAACCGCCAGTTCATCGGAACGGTACAAGGAGAACATTAAGCCGGTAGAAGACGCTGTGCTGGATCCGAGCGGGCTTTACGATGTGCAGGTGTGCCAGTACAATTACAAGCCAGAATACAAGGACAACGAATTGGTCAGCGGGACGCAGATCGGCGTTATTGCAGAGGATCTGGACAAGCATTACCCCAACGCAGTGATCTATGACAGTGAAGGGAGACCTGAAAGCTGGCAAGATCGTATTATGATCCCGGCAATGCTTAAGCTCATTCAAGAGCAAAAACAGCAGTTGGACGATCTGCGGGCAGAGGTGGATGCATTGAAAGCAAAACTGTAAACAAAAAAGGCGGACAGGCAATTGCCTGTCCGCTTGTGGTTATAAATATTGGCGAGTTTTAGAATTCTCCTCAGGAAATATAAACTCTTTGCCATGTTGATCGATGAATATTAGTGCGCTAATCCTGCCTCCATATTCGTCGGGATCAAGCGTTGCACATTTGTTCGTTGCCCAGTAATCTCCATCATCTGAATGGATAACTTCGCCAATGGCTCCGACTGGCTTCGTTCGTTTAGTGGTTGTTTCTCTCGTGTCTGTTACTATTACGGGCGGGGCTACTGTGCCATTCCTTTCGGTGCGATACACTACTTGCGGTTGCGTGGTAGTATGCTTCTTCTTTTTCTTCTTAGTGGTTGTGGGCTTTGTAGTTGTTGTGGTTGCGGTCGCCTCTGTGGCTGCCGGTTCTGTAGTGGTCTCTGTGGGCTGTGTAGTAACACCAGCCAGTGCACTGGATACAGCGTGATCTACCAGACTGGCTGTCTCCTGATCATGCACTCGATCATAGTGCACCCACACACCGATACCGACCCCCACCGCCACTACAACGGTCACAACAAGGATCCACACTTTGGCCTTAGACTTCATCTTCATCTCTCCTTTCACTCCCCACCATACCACACTTCCCCGCAGATTGCAAGAAAACAGGAGGTGATTCCCATGTAAAATACAAATTGCAGTCAACTGCAAACGGCGGCTTAGGCACGCTGTTTTTTTATGTCAAAAAGGAGGATTTTATGCAGACATTAAATATTAAGGTCACCCAGCAGGCGGTGATCTTACAAAACAAAGACCCGGTGACAGCTGAGAATGTCAATCAGATCCGCTGTGTGGTAGAGCTGGATCCGGCATACGCCGATCTGGTCGTGCGGGTGTGCATGAATGGCCAGTTTGCCACTGTGGTGGATGGACAGTGTTTCGCCCCGCCGCTGCAAGAGGGAATGTGCCGCCTGGGCGTTTACGGCTATGCTATGGACGGTGAGCAGTTGGTGCAGCGTATAAGCCCGGAGCCGTGCGTGTTTTATGTGCGCCCTGGTTCTTATGACCCGGCAGCTGTGGAGACGGACGCACCGGATCCAACGGAGTTGGAGTCTTATTACGCCAAGGTGCAGGCACTGCTCAAGGATATTGGTAAGGGTGTGAATGGCACCACTTATACGCCCAGCGTGTCCGCAGCGGGCGAGATCAGCTGGACCAATGACGGCGGGAAGGACAACCCGGAACCGGTGAACATTAAAGGCCCAAAGGGTGACACGGGTCCCCAGGGCGCTCCTGGTAAAGATGGAGAGCGAGGACCGCAGGGCGAACCGGGAAAAGATGGTGCAGTGGGCCCACAGGGTTCCCAAGGGGAGCCGGGCGCAGAGGGCCCGCAAGGCCCACAAGGTGAGCAAGGCCCCCAGGGCGAACAAGGACCAAAAGGTGATCCTGGTCCTGCAGGCGCTGATGGCAAGGACTATGTGCTGACGGACACGGACAAAACCGACATTGCCGCCAAGGTGGAGATCCCGGATAGCTCTGTGACTACGAACAAGCTGGCGGACGGTGCCGTTACCGGCGATAAGATCGAGTCCCTGTCTGTGGAGGGCAAGCATATTAAGCCGCGTACAATAACCGGCATGCGGCTGGCTCTAAAAACGGTCACAGAGAACCTGTTAAGTGATGAGTTGCAAGCCAAACTTACCAGCTGGGTGGGCACTCTGGCACAAGCGTCAGGCGATGCGGTCACCTTACACGAATGGTGGAACATCTCTGAGTTCTGCCCCTATGTGCTGAATGTGGATTATGACACACATGGCACCATTACATTGCACGCTGACGATGCCAAAAGCGGCGATCATGCCTTAGTCCTGCGCAGTGGGGCGCTGGTGTCTTTCTTTGAAGAAGATGGCGTGGAGTGTGCCACAGTCACACAATCTGATTTTGGCCTGGCCGTCTTACGCAGAGCGACAGACGGCAGCGGGACGGTCACCCTGCTGACTGCGGATAAAACCGGTTCTGCTGAGACCTGGGAGCCTGTGTTTTCCAAGACATTTGACGCCGATACAACGGACAAGCAAAACTGGATTTTGTCTAAGCCGTGCAGAAAAATTAAGTTGCGCATGGTTAGCGTTGGAACTACTACCAATAGTAGTGCCGGAGACCAAACTGTATATTTGAATTCGTACACATCTGAGACTTACATACCCAATGCGTTTCGTTTCGATGTTGCAAAAGATAAGGGAAGCTTCGTTGTTGCAGAGGTTGAATTGACTGCTGACATGGTGCGTGTAATGCAAAACAAATCAGATAAGTCAAGTGGCTTCAACCCAGCTGATGTCATGGAAAAAGGCTGTATATGGCTTAGCAACAAGGTTAATTTCAACATATTCAAGGATGTGGAGGCTCACGGTGCGATTAAGTCGTTAGGTTTCCCAACCAATGGACGAACAATTGGCGCAGGCACGCAAGTTGAAATATTGGGGGTGGCAAAATGAATGTGGAGACAGAAAGCCGCATTGCGTTTTTGAAGTCCGAGCTGGCGGAGACGGATTACCTCTGTCTGAAGTACACGGACGGTGCGCTGTCCGAAGATGAATATGCGCCGATCCGCCGGCAGCGGGCTGCGTACCGTGCGGAGATTAACGCCCTGCAAGGGGGTGAGACCGATGTATAGTGCATTCGTTACGGCCGCCCTAACTGCTGCCGTGTCCACGGTGGTAGGCAGCGCTGTGTCCGCTGTGATCGCTTCCCTGATCGCAAGGAGGAAAAGCAAAAAAGCAATTGACGAAGTCACCACAGCCCGGTATATTGCCATTGAAAATGGCCTGCAATCCATTTTGCGTGCCGAGATCATACGGCAGCACGACAAGCATACCGAGCGGGGCTACTGCCCCCTGTACGCCAAGGAAGCCATGGTCAAGGTGTATGACGCATATCATGCCCTGGGCGGCAATGGTATGATGACCAGATTTTATAATGAGATTATTGCGCTCCCGGAGGAGCAGAAGGAGGACTAAAAAATGAAAGTAACCGCAGGAACCATCGCAAGAACCGCCGTGTTGGCGGTATCTCTGCTGAATGTATTGCTCAATGCCTTTGGCAAGAACCCCTTGCCCTTTTCTGACGATGAAGTCTACACCGCCGTGTCAACGGTGGTGGCAGTAGCGGCTTCCCTGGCCGCATGGTGGAAGAACAACAGCTTTACCCAGGCAGCTTTGAAAGCAGATGAGACCTTGGCGCTGGAACGGACAGAAACCGCAGAAAGCGAGGCAGTGCACCATGAGTAAGCTGTATTACTGCCGGCAGACCACCGAAAAGTGTAAATCTATCAGATACCCCAGCAAGACCCACCCCTATAAATACGGCACTTCCGGCTGTATTTATACCAGCGGTTGTGGTGTGTGCGCCAGTCTCATGGTGCTCCATAACTTCGGCTTTACCAGCTTAAACACAGCCAACTGGACACAGAAGTGCCTACTGATGGGCGCACGGTCCGCAGACGGCACAGATATGGACAAGGTGGCTGCATACCTGGAAAAGCACTACTCCATTGTGAGCAAGCGGGTCAAAACGGCAACCGAGCTGAAAAAGCACCTGAAAAGCGGGGGCAAAGCCATTGTGTGCGTATCCGGTGGCGGCAAGCAACTGTTCTCCAATGGCGGCCATTATGTATATGTAGGTGGCCTGGACAAGGCCGGTAACCTGATCGTGCTGGACCCGTACTGGTATGATGGCAAGTTCACCATGACCGCAAACCGCCGGAAGTACACTAAGGTCAAGAACGCCAGGGAAGTGTATGTACAGCCTGCCGCCCTTGCTTCCGATATTAGCGGCATTTGGCTGTTCACGAACGCCAAAGGCGGCAAGACGGTGTACGCAGAAAGCGATGTCAATTACAAAAAGGCAACATCCAAGGCACCGACGGTTAAGCCTGGTACATACACCACCACCGCAGTGCGTGGGATCTACAAAGGTGCAGGTGCTGCCACCGGCCGCAAAAAGGTTAAAGACCTGACGGCCGACGGCCGGCGACACGCTACAAGCAGCAAGTCAAAAGCAGACGCTATGTTTCGTGCAGGCACCACCATCACTGTGCTGGAGACCAAGCTGCTCTCCACCGGCAACCTGTGGGCACGCTGCCCCTCCGGCTGGCTGTGTATCTGGGAATGCGCAGACAATCATAAATTTATTAAGTGAAACAGAAAGCCCACCGGTTATCCGATGGGCTTTTTCATATATGCTTTTTTTACTTAATATTAGTGAAAGGTATTGACAATCATTGTCTCGTTGTAGTATAACGAAAAACAAAGGAGGAATGAAAAATGATTGTGGAAGATACCAAAGATTTGGTTGAAACTGCGGACTATGTGATCATCGAAGCTGTTTTAGTGGATGATGGACTGCGTTACAAACAACTTTCTGTTGGCATTAAAGCCCAAAATGGTGACATTATCCGCATAATTCCAATATCGACAATGCTGATGTGAGAAAAGGCCGGGCAGTTTACAAGACTGTTCGGCCTTTATCTATACTAATTATATCTAAATGCAATAAAGAGGCCCGGATGGGGAACTGGGTGCCAGTCTGCGCTATTTGTCCCAGCGGTATTCTATGCCGTATCCGGAGTTGAAGGGTCTGCTCACGGACATTGGTGTGGAGGAGCTGGGGCACCTGGAAATGATCGGCGCCATGGTGCACCAACTGACCCGCAACTTGACGGAAAAGCAGATCGAAGAAAATCCCGGATTTGCCGCCTACTTTGTGGATCACACCGCCGGTGTGTATCCAACCTCTGCCAGTGGCTCCCCTTGGAACGCAGCGAGTATCGGCGTAAAGGGCGACACCATTGCCGACCTGAACGAGGATCTGGCGGCGGAGCAAAAGGCGCGGGTCACCTATGACAACATCCTGCGCCTGGTAGACGATCCGGATATTATCCAACCAATCAAGTTCCTGCGGGAGCGGGAGATCGTCCATTATCAGCGCTTCGGTGAGGGGCTGCGGGTAGCCACCGATAAGCTGAACAGCAAAAATTACTATATGACCAATCCGTCGTTTGACAAATAA